TGATCTTTCAACTCTTGAAGGCAATGTAAACACTGTAAGTGACAATGTAACAGCACTTGAAGCTAATGTAGATGTAACAAATGACAATGTATCAGCTAATTTTAATCAACTTGACGCTAATATCAATGTAGTACAAGACAACGTTTCAGCCGTAGAGCAGAGACGCTCAGATAATGTGTTCTTTACTTACAACACCGATTCTAATATTATTATAGACACAGCTAATGTTGAACCCTCTCAAAATAACGTCTTCTCGCTTGGTGCACCTGATCGAGTATGGAAAGATTTGCATGTTGGGCCAGGTTCTATATTTATAGGAGCTAATACTGCACTTAAAGCAGACTCAAATGGTGATGTTCAGATTGTTCAGTCAACTGACAACTCTCCGCGAACCCTAGTAGTAGATAGAATTGACATTGGTAGCGGAGCTAACAAGGTTCGTCTACAAAATAACGGTGGCAAACTACGACAGATCAACAAAGGCAATCCAAACGTTGCTGACGATTCTGCTTCACAAAATGATTTAGATAATGTTCAATCTAATGTGGCTGCTGTTGAAACCCGACGTACTAATAACATAGCTGGTGCTATTTCTACAGTTCTTACCGACGACTTAACTGTATCAAGAGCACTTGTATCTGATGGGTCAGGTAAGATAGCTATTTCAGATGTAACATCCACCGAGATTGGTCATCTTGATGGAGTAACCTCCTCAATTCAGACTCAATTTAATGCTTTAGAGGCTAGAAGAGCTGCTAATTTAGAATCTGCAACCTTCACTGGTGAAGTGAATATGAGTGACGATTTAATCGTTACAGGCAATCTTATTATAAACGGCGAAACAACCACTGTTAACTCAGAAAACAAAGTAATTCAAGATAGATTTATTATGTTAGCAAATTCTGTCAGTGGTTCGCCTAGTGCTGATGTTGGTATTTTATTCAATCGTGGAACTTCAGGTAATGCGGCACTCTTTTATGATGAGTCTGAAAAGTTCTTTACACTCTCTGAGACTAGAGATCCTGACACGAATGTAGCTATCAGTCCAACTGGGTCTGCAAACCTATCGGTTGGACAACTTACTGCAAGTTCAGTTGAGTTTGATGGCGCAGATTTAAGCACTGCTATTACAGATAACGTTTCTACATTAAACACATCTATCACTGCAGTAGAGACTCGTCGCACTAATAACATTGCAGGAGCAATTTCAACAGTTTTAACATCTGACTTAACAGCTTCGCGTGCATTAGTCTCAGATAGTTCAGGTAAAGTGGCTGTTTCTGATGTTACCTCAACTGAACTTGGACACTTAGACGGAGTTTCCAGTGCTATTCAGACACAGTTAAACGCAAAAGGCACTACTACAGAAGATGCTGCTATTGAAGCAAGAAGAGTAGCTAATATTGCTGGTGCTGTATCAACAATTACTACAAGCGATTTAACAGGTTCACGTGCGTTAGTGTCAGATGGATCAGGTAAAGTTGCGGTATCAGCTGTCACCTCAACTGAACTTGGACATTTAGATGGAGTTTCCAGTGCTATTCAGACACAGTTAAACGCAAAAGGTACTACTACAGAAGATGCTGCTATTGAGGCAAGAAGAGTGGCAAACATTGCAGGTGGTGTATCAACAATTACCACAAGCGACTTAACAGCTTCTCGCGCTCTTGTATCAGATGGTTCAGGTAAAGTAGCTGTCTCAGCTGTTACCGCAACTGAAATAAGTCGCTTAGACGGTGTTACTTCCGCAATTCAAACACAGTTAAACGCAAAACTTGAATCAGTAGGAACAAATGATATCGACAACAACGCAGTCACCGTAGGTAAGTTAGCTGCAACACTCGACTTAGGGGCACTCGGATAAATATATTTTGACCACAGGTTAAAATTATGATAGAAAGGTAATTATGTCACAAAAAGTTACAAAATTTATGGGCGGTCTTGGGATCGATGCCACATCAAAGTTTGAGATTCAGTCTAATGCTACTGTTACAGTTGGTGATGGAACTAATGGTGGTAATGTTGCGGTAGGCGATAATGGTGTTATTTCATTCGGTGCTGGGTCTGACTTGCAGATTTATCACGATGGGTTGAATAGTTATATTTCAGAAGGTGGGACAGGTAACCTTTTCTTAGGCGGGACTAATATGTTTATGCGGTCAAGCACAGGTGAAACTTACATCGGTGCTATTCAAGATGGCGCAGTTACCCTCTACCACAACAACGCCGCCAAACTCGCCACCACCAGCACAGGCGTGGATGTCACAGGCACGGTGACGGCTGATGGGCTTGATGTTCAGGGCGATGGCACAATCAGCGGGGGTAGCCGTCTTACAATTAGTGACATTGCTGATGTCAATAACGACGGTATTCGTTTAGATGACAACACAACAGCTCGCTTTAACAACCTTACTCAGGACACTTCCGGCAACTTCAAAATCCAGCACTGGACAGGCTCTGCGTGGCAGAACAATTTTACTTTATCTACTGCTGGTAAATTAGGGCTGGGGACGACTTCGCCCAGCACTACATTGGATGTAGCAGGAAACGTATCGTTAGGCACTAACTCTTCAAACACAATTACACTAACAGGCTCAATCGATTTAGGAACACTATAAGGAGTAAAGAATGGCTACACAGCTACAATTTAGACGAGGAACCTCAGCCCAGAACAACGCCTTTACTGGTGCAGCAGGTGAGATTTCTCTTGATACAGATACTAATAACATTCGAATCCATGACGGTTCTACCGCAGGTGGAGCTGAAATTATCCCAGCTGGAACTATTTTAGCTTATGGCGCTGCTTCAGCTCCTACTGGTTATTTGCTGTGTGACAATTCAGCTGTCTCTCGTACAACTTATGCACGTCTTTTCGCTGTAATTGGCACTACATTTGGAACTGGTGATGGTGCTGCCACTTTTAACGTCCCTGATCTAAGAGATAAAGTTCCGCTAGGTAAGGGCTCAAATAACACAGCTCTAGGGACAACTACAGGATCTGCTGCAGCTTCCTCAGTTATAAACTCTGCCACTAAAAATGGTGTTACAACAGCCACTAGCAATACAGGCACAGGTAATACTGGAACTGGTAATACAGGCACTGGCAATACAGGCACCGGTACCACAGGTAATAGCACTGTATCAATTTCAGGTAGTACAGGCACAGGTACGTCTGGTAACTCTACCTCCACTACTGCCGCATCTAATACAGGTAATGCAGGTTCAACAACTGTGGGATATAATGCTAGTAATGCACCAACAGTTGTGACAGGAACTGGTAACACAGGAAATAGTGGTGTATCAATTTCAGGTAATACAGGCACTGGCACTACAGGTGGTTCAGGTGTATCTATTTCAGGTAATACTGGATCTAGTAACACAGGTAATAAGACATCTACAACTGCAGCTGCTAACACAGGCAATAGTGGAGTATCAATTTCAGGTAATACTGGAACTGGTACCACAGGCAATAGCACATCTACAACTGTAGCTTCCAATACGGGTGCTGATGGTGCAGGAGATTTAACTGTTGGTTCAGTTACCAGAAACGACACACTTGGTTCTGGTACTAAAGACGTGACACAGCGCGCCTTTGTTACCTCAGTCAATCAGACGAATCATACACACTCTATACCTTCATTAACTGTTAATAACCATACACACTCTGTACCAGCGTTAAGCTCTGGTAACTTAGCAGGTGGAAATCACACTCACTCAATACCTTCATTAACTGTTAATAACCATTTTCATTCAGTGCCAGCTTTAAGCTCTGGCAACTTAGCAGGTGGAAGCCACACACACTCTGTTCCAGCGTTAAGCTCTGGCAACTTAGCAGGTGGAAATCACACTCACTCTGTTCCGGCGTTAACCATACCATCATTAACTGTTAATAACCACTCACATTCAATACCTTCACTAACTGTTAATAACCATACACACTCTGTGCCAGCTTTAAGCTCTGGTAACTTAGCAGGGGGAAACCATACTCACTCAGTCCCTGCACTATCAGTTCCAGCACTATCAGTTCCAGCACTATCAGTTCCAGCGTTGTCGATTCCATCTTTAAGTGTAAATGGTTTTTCTGTCGCTACAACACTACCTAGTGAAGTGGTGCAGTATATTATTAAAATTTAAGGAGCGACAATGAATGATACACGTGAACTCGATCAAATACAAACAGAACTAGATAGACTGCATGAGCGATCTCAAAGTAACAAAGCAGGCATTTCTGCTCATGAAGCTGTGTGTGAAGAGCGTTATGAAAATATTGTCACAATGTTTCACCGATTAGAACAGCGTATAGATAACATAGATTCTGAGGTAGCATCAATTCGTGAAATGGCTACACAAGGTAGAGCTTCTCTTAAAACACTGTTATGGATCGGGGGTGTTTCAGTTACTGTAGTTTCCGTCATCACAATGATTATTAGCATGTTTCCTAGATGAACAATAAATTTTTTCGAATTAAAATTCAACGTCTGTTAGACAAACTACCAACTCCCGTTCAGTTTAACGAATCACAATGGGCAATGGTCGAGAATTTAGATCAATCACGTTTTTGTGTGCATATAGCAGCTCGTCGTACTGGAAAATCATATGCAGCAGCAATCTTAGCTTTTGCAAAACTATTAGAGCCGGGTCAACAAGTTATGGTAGTTGCTCCAAACTTTTCTCTTTCTTCAATTATTTGGGATTATGTTACAGACTTGATTAGACAACTTGACATTGAAGTAGAGCGATTCAACCAAAAAGACAAAGTAGTAAAACTAATTAATGGTTCAGTTTTTAGATTACTTTCTGCAAATAATCGTGATTCACTTGTTGGAAGAGCTGCTAATCTTTTAATTGTAGATGAAGCAGCAATTATTCCTAATGATGAGTATTACACTCGTGATCTACGACCTGCTCTCTCAACCTTTACAGACTCGCGTTGTTTATGGATCTCAACTCCAAGAGGTAAAGGTAATTATTTGTATGATTATTATTTAAGAGGAGAAGATCCAGAATATCCAGACTGGAGCTCTTCAATCCATACATGGCGCTCAAACCCACTTTTATCTGAAACCGATGTTGAAGAGGCTCGCCGCACCATTACAAAAGCTTTATACTTACAAGAATACGAATGTGAGTGGACTACCACCGAATCTCAGATTTATCTTGATCTTGATGAAGAAAAACATATAGGTGACTATGTTGGTGAGAGATTTTCTGAAGTTATTGGAGGGCTTGATGTTGGGTATAGAGATGAAAATGTATTTGTAGTAATTGGTACAGATGGGAACAATTATTTTTTAGTTGATGAATTTATCTCAAAAGAATCTACAACTTCAGAACTTGCAGCTGAAATACAAGAAAAAATTAACGAATGGGGAATTGATACTATTTATATTGATTCTGCTGCGCAACAAGTTAAAGCTGATTTTGCCTATGACTACGATATATATTGTGAAAACGCTATTAAATCAGTAAATGACGGTATCAACTCTCTTCAAGTATTAATTGAACAAGATCGCTTGTATTTTGATACAGAAGGCGCAAGACATACTTTTTCTGCTATGAGTGCTTATAAGTGGAATCCTAATACTGAAAACCCAAAACCAGTTCACGATTGGGCTTCGCACCCATGTGATGCAGTTCGTTACGCAATATACACTCATCAAAAAATGAGTAATATTACTATCTATGCTTAGAATTATTATTTTAAACTATAAGAGGCCTGAAAATGTAAGAGCAATTTGTGATACATTTCATCGAGCACTACCAATCACAGTAGTTAATAATAATCCTAATAAATCTTTTGAGTATCATTCTCGTAATGTAGATGTAATAAACAACAGTGAAAATAAAATGTGCATTGAACGGTGGATTAGGTGTTACGACTATCCAGAACAATTTAAATTAGTTTTAGATGATGATCTCTTACCCTCACCTCTTTTGATTCAAAAGCTAAAATCAAAAAACGTCCCTTTAATTGGTATTTATGGTAAATCTGGGGTTGAAAAAGCATCTAAGTATAAAGACTTAAAAGATCACTGGTGTACAAACTCAAGAGTTGATTTTCTAGTTGGGTCAATTATGTTAGTAAAACAAGAAGCACTTAATACCATTAAAAATGACTTGTTAAAATTTAGAGAAATTAAGCGAGGTGATGATATTATTGTCAGCTATTTAATTAAAAAATACTATAATTTAAATAGTTTAGAAACTGTGGCTGGAAAAGTATTACCTTTACCTGAAGGAGAAGTGGGTCTTAATAGAGACCCTGAACATTTTAAACTAAGATGGGAGGTGCTTGAACAATGTCTGAGTTAAAAAGATTTCCAATAAAGTATATAAGAGATTATATTAAAAAAGACTATAAATTACGTGATAAATGTTATATTTGTGGTTCAGAGAAAAACTTAGAGTTACATCATCTTTTTTCAATTAGTCAGTTATTTAATGAATGGTGTATCAAAAATAAAGTGATTGAAATTGATACTGTTGAAAAAATTACTTCCCTTCGTGAAAAATTTGCTATAGACTGTAAGCATAGTTTAGACCATCACAATTTATTCACTCTCTGTAAAGCACATCATCAGAGATTGCATACTATTTACGGTCAAAGATATTCAAATCATTTAGCACCAAAAATTAAAAATTGGCTAGACATTCAAAAGGAAAAACATGGCAAATGAAGATTTAAGAGGTATAAGAAAATTTGTAGCTAATGTGTTAAAGCTCAATCCAGCTCAACCTTCTATAGCTTCTTTAGAACCTTATGCTTCTCCTGAAACTATTGTTGATTTTGAACAAGCTTATCGTGAGATTGAAGTTATTCATCGTTCAGTTGATATGATAATCAATGCGATGTGTGAAATTCCTTTTGTAGTTGAGGGTGGAGCTGCTAAAAAAGTTAACAAGTTGCTCAATATTAAACCAAATCCTTTTGAGGATAGAGTTCGTTTATTTAGAAGAGCTTTTTTAGACTTTCAACTAGATGGAAATGCTTTCTTTTATTATGATGGGGGTGACCTTTATCTACTTCCTGCTAATGATGTAGAGGTAGTTCCTGATGATCGAACATTTGTGTCTCACTATAATTATTTAATTCATAATCAGCAATCTCAAGATTTTTATGGATTTGGAAGAGGCAAACAAACTACTAAAGCAGATTCAATCAGATTTGAACCTCAAGAAATTATTCATGTTATGTCAGAAAACGAAAACTCCATTTTTAGAGGTACATCAAAACTCAAGCCAGTTTTAAACTTAATGGAACTTTACTACTATATGATTAAGTTTCAACGTCAATTCTTTAAAAATAATGCTCTTCCAGGATTTGTATTAACAACAGATAATATTTTATCAAAACGTGTTAAAGAACGTTTGTTAGAGTCTTGGAGAGCCTCCTATACTACAATATTTGATGGAGCTCGTAACCCAGCCATTCTAGATGGTGGTTTGAAGATTGATGAGTTTTCTACAAAATCTTTTGATCAATTAGATTTTGAAAATTCTATTGAACGCATCCAACAAGATATGGCTAAAGCATTAGGTGTTCCATATGTGTTGTTAAAATCAGGTAATAATGCTAATATTGATGCTAATCAAAAATTATTCTACCTTCACACAGTTTTACCACTGCTAAATCAGTTTTGTTCTGCCTTTTCACATTTCTTTAATGGAGGAGTTGAAATCCGTCCTGATAGACTTTCAGTTCCTGCACTACAACCAGATAATAGAACACAAGCAGTTTACTACTCCAAGCTCGTTAATACAGGAATTATTACCCCAAATGAAGCTCGTGAAGGATTAAGATTTCCAAAAATGGAAAATAATGATAATATAAGGATACCACAAAACATTACAGGTAGTGCTACTGACGCTACCCAAGGTGGAAGACCCTCTCAAGAGGAATCTACTGATATAGAGGAATTACCAGATGAATAAAACTATTTATTTAAACAGCGCTTTCGAAACTAAAGAGTATAAAAAAGGCTCTAAAGCGTTGAAAATTGCAGGTTATGCTAATACTACTGCTAAAGATCGTGCTGGCGATATTGTTACTGCTGAGGCTTGGGCTAAAGGTGTTGAAAACTATCGTCGTAACCCAGTTCTTCTTTTTCAACATAAACATGACTGCCCTATTGGTCGTGTTGAAAACATTAAAGTTGATAAAAAAGGAATCTATGTTGAAGGAGCTATTAGTGAAGCTGCTGAAAAAACGCACGGAGTACAAACTCTTATAAAAGATGGTGCTCTAAAAAGTTTTTCTGTAGGTTTTAGGGTTAAAGATGGTAAATATAATAGAGAAGATGATTCAATGTTAATTACTGATGTTGAATTATTAGAAATCTCTGTTGTATCAGTACCGTGTAATCAAGACTCGCTTTTTTCAATTCGTAAATCATTTGAATCAGATGCAGAATTTGATGAGTTTAAGAAATCATTAAAAGAAGCTGATACTGAAGAAATTAAGAAGATGCGTAAAATTAAAGCAGGAATCACTGACTTGAGCGATGGACATTATCATACAGTTGAAATGGATGAAATGGGAAATGGTGTAACTACCTACGCATCTCATATGCAAAACCACGCTCATAAAGTTGTTGCAGGTGTTGTGATGGAGGCCAATGGTCATACTCACGATATCACAATGGCAGGTGTTCCAATTCACAACATGGAGGAGGGCGAAGTTGTTAACGAACGTCCGTTGTCTCCAACCGAGGAGGAAGCAATGACAGATTCAAAATCTGACGAACTTGTTGAAGAAAATTCTGAAACAACAGTTCTTGATGCCACAGAGATTAAAACTGAGGCACAAGAAGTCGAAGTCAAAGCCGAAGCCGAGGAAGCAGATACTGACATTGAAAAGGATGATGAGGAAGAGCAATTACATATTGCTGATCCTAATGAATCAATTCCGTTCACAAACTTGCTTTCCGTTGACGCAAGTGCACTTCAACACGGCGATCTTGTAAATTATCAAGAAAAAATGTTTAAAGTCGCTAAAATCGCAACTGACCAATCTCCAATCTTTAAATTTTTAGAGGTTGACGCTAACGGTCAAGACTGTGATAATGTTCTTAATGTGAAAACAGATGAACTTTCACAAGTCAAAAAAATTCAAAATAGTGAAGACACAGTTTCTAAGCAAAGTCTGACTAACGAGCTTCACGATCATTCTACAAAGGAGAACGACATCATGGCTGATCAAGTCGTAGATACAATCGATCTTACCGAAGCTGCGCAAACTGCGCCAGTTGAGGAGATCAAAAAAGAAGCACCACGTGCTGAAGTGTCTGAGCCTCAAGTCGCTGAATTGGTTCAAAAGACCGGTGAAGCTATCGTGAAGGAAGCAGACGCTGCTGACCAACAAATGCTGGTAAAAGGCGATTCTAATACCGCCTATACCCCGAAAGAATCTGAGCAAGTCGCTGAACTTAAAGCTCAAATGAATAAGTATCAAGAAGAGATTGCTGCACTCCAGCGCTCCAAGATGCACTACCAGGAAGCTTCTCGTAAAGAGCAGTTTTCTGACAAAGACATGGCTAACGCCGTTCTAGTTGCAAAACTGTTAAACAAGCGTGACATCTTTGACACCAAAATGGGTGCTCGCATGAAAGCTGTTACATCTGTTGATCAGTTCCTTAGCAACTTCTCACAAAACATTTACACAGAAATGGAACAGCAGCTCGTTGTTGCTCCAATGTTTAACCGTATGCAGGTGGATGCAAAAACATTCCGCGTACCAGTTGCAGATGAAGACACCGATGGTGATGTAGCACAGTTTGCATCAGGCACATTTGCCACAGGTATTGCCGATTCCTCACGTGTCCCAACCAGCAATCAGAATACCATTAGCTCAGTGGACTTTACTCCACATAAGTTTATGGCAACTACACACTTAGCAAAAGACGAAGAAGAAGATACTGTTCTTCCTCTGCTCGACTTCTTGCGTGCAGCTGCGACACGTCGTTTAGCACGTGCTATCGATAAGTCAATCCTGCGTGGAACTGGTGCATTATCTGGCTTTACAGCTTCACCTGCTAATGCCATATCAGCTGGTACTGGTTACGCTTCTGTCATTGAAGGTGTTACTAACCTGACAGGTGACGTAGGCGCTGGCCTGACTGTAGACACAGGTTCTGCAAACGATAAAGCTGATCCTTCAGATATCGCTGCAGCTCGCACAAAGCTTGGCAAATATGGCCTTCAGCTTGGTAATGACCTGGTATATATCACCTCAATTGAGGGTTATAACAACCTTGTAACAACTTCTGACTTCCAGACAGTTGATAAGTTTGGTCCAAATGCTACCTACCTCACAGGTTCTGTTGGTGCCGTATACGGTATTCCGATTGCAATCTCTGAGTTCTTAGATAACGTTGGTACTGAGAACAATGATATTGGTGTCCTGCTTTATAAGCCTGGCTTTATGATTGCAGAACGTCGCGGTATCGAGATTGAGAGCGAGTATGAACCACGTCAGCAGGTTACTGCGATGTACATGAGCACTCGTATTGACTTTAAGGCTCTGACCACAAACTCAAGCTCTGCCCTTGATGCTACTAAGTACAGCTACGCTGTTACAGTTGAATGTGGAGCCTAAGTTTAGGTTTCACATCTTTAAACTACACTGGGGGAGGCGGTCATCGCCTCCCTTTTTATTATAAGGAGAACTTAATGTCAATTATCCCAAGTCATATTACAACCATCGAAGACGCACGACACTGGTTGCGTATAAACGGTTACAGCCAAGAACGCATTGAGTCAATGCTTGCTGATTGGTCAGCTCTTGAAGAATCTGCTCCTCTTTTAGAGGCTGTTGAAGACGACAGCGAAGAAGATGATTGGGAGTGGGAAGATGAAGAGGATGACCTTGAAGAAGATGATCAGGAGTAGGTGAAGCAACATGGTAGATCGTTTAGAAGAAAACTTAGGTAAATACCCATACGTAACACTCGCACAAGTAAAAGATTATTTGAGTATTTCTTCAGATACTCAAGATGCTCGTTTGTCTAATATTATTTCTTATGCTACTGGAGTAGTTGAGCACTATATTGGTCAAGAGATGCTTGCGAATGACTATGTTGAAGTTTTTGATGGGGGTAAAACTTCAGTTATGGTGTCTAGATTGCCACTTTCTAACGTTTACCAGGTTTCAGAGTTTAATGGGACTGAAGATGTAATTTTAGCTGATCCAACCACGATTGGAAGACCTGTTACAACTCAAGAAACAGAGTCACTTACTTTAACTTTCAAAAACAATGCTCATCTAAACTCAAGAATTAAAAAGTTTGGTAAAACATCTCTTGAGACTGGAATTTCAGATTATGTGCTAGGATCTACGGTTCCTGAAAACTTAGAATTTGAAGAGGGTGATTTTACCATCGAGATGTTTATTCGTGTCGATGAGCCTACTTTACAAGATAATGTGTTATTTGCGATTAACACAGACTCATCAAATTTCATACAATTTAGGCTTGCAAATCAGCATGGTCTAGCTTTTGAAGCTAATATCTCAGGAAGTGCGACAACTATACAAGGTGCTAACACATCAATCGAGAGTCAGCAGTTTGCAAAACGTCGCTTTGCTCATGTTGCTGTATCTCGTGATTTGACAGAAGAAAAATTATTCTTACACTACAATGGTAATACAATAGCTGATGCCTCTTTTGCAGTTGAAAATTTAACTTTTACCTCAAACGTAGAAATAGCAACCACATTTAAAGGCTATATAGATGAAGTTAGAGTTTCCAACAAGGCTAGATATTCGGCGAATTTTACTCCTCCCACAAAACGTTTTAGACCTGACGGTGAGACTGTTTTTTTAGTTCATTTTGATGGATCTAATGATGATACTGAAGCTAATGATGTACACAATGAAACAAATGAGTACAACTTTTCTCGTGACATGGGTGAGGTAACTCGCGATACAGGTGCTGTTGGAGTTAGAGGAACTTATCCAACTATTCGTAACAGCTATCCAGCGCTAACCCTTTCAGGTCCTCCAGGATTCTCCCCTTTTCCATCTGCTGTAAGAGTCGAGTATCGTGCTGGATATGAGTCTGGTGAGATTCCGCAAGACATTCAACTGGCAACTCTTGATATGATTAAACTTATTTTTAAACAAGATCAAGAAAAGAAAGGATTTTCTTTTGAAGGTGAGCGCGGAGATAATTATCCTCTTGCTGGAAACTTTCCTCCTCATATTCGTCGTATTTTAGATCTATATAGGATTATTTCATAGTGACTGATAGTTTCATTGCTTTTAAAACAAAAACAAGCGATCCAGAAGTATTAAAGGCTTATGAAAAAATACTGAAAGATCCAAGAAATTCTTCACCAAATGCTAAACAGGTGCAAGATGCCATAGAGATAGCTTTTGGTAAGATATTTGGAGGAAAACCAAGACTCGGCTCCGATAGACTAAAACCAGATTTGAAGTTGAGTGAGAATTCTTTTACAAGGGCAGTTTCAAGCGTATTAGGGTCAAAAGTAGAGCAGTCTGAACTTAAATTTAAAAGAGGACAGTCAAAAAAGCCTAAGCCTACTGAGATAGGTAAAATCAAACTTACTGAGGAGATTAAACAGTCTGCGTTAGGACAAGTTTCTGCAAATGAATTAGATGAT